AAACTAATATAGACAATTTACAAACAGATAGCGGAAGTTTTTCAACTCGTATCACAACTGCAGAATCAGAATTATCCAATACTTTATTTAGTAGTTCCGCACAAGTAGACCACGACTCTACAACCAATTTTGTATCAAATGAACATATCAATCACTCATCAGTAACAATAACTGCCGGAAGTGGTTTAACTGGTGGTGGAGATATCACAACAACAAGAACAATTAATGTTGGGGCAGGAGATGGTATATCAGTTGCTGCAGATTCAGTAGCAGTGGATGCTACAGTATTAAGAACAACAGGTGACTCAATTGTATCTGCTTCAGCACAAATAACTCACGATTCAACAACTGGTTTTGTCGCAAACGAACACATAGACCACTCATCAGTATCTATTACAGCAGGTAGTGGATTAACAGGTGGTGGAACGATAGCAGCATCAAGAACAATCGACATAGGTGCAGGAACAGGTATTGATGTAGCGGCTGATGCAATTTCAGTTGATGTATCAGACTTTATGACCAATGGTGCGAACAATAGAGTGTTAACCGCTACCGGAACAGATGCAATGAATGCAGAATCTGGTTTAACTTATGACGGAAGTAATTTAGATGTAACTGGTGGTGTAAGAGCAACAGGTGATGTTGTGGCATTCTATTCATCAGACAAAAGACTTAAAGACAATATCGTTCGTATAGAAAATCCATTAGATAAAATTGAAAAGATTGGTGGTTATACATATGATTGGAATGATAAACAAAACACTTATGAAGTTGGAAGTAAAGACTTTGGGGTTATCGCACAAGAAATCCATGAAGTTCTACCAGAACTCGTAACCGAAAGAGACAATGGATACTTAGCAGTCAAGTATGAAAAAATCGTTCCATTATTGATTGAATCAATCAAAGAATTAAAACAAGAAATTGATGATATCAAACAGAAATGTGATTGTTTGAATAAATAAGTTTATATTTATTATTACAAAAAATAGGAGTTATAATGGCAAAAAAATCTAAAGAAATCAAATTTACCCAAGAAGAACTTCAATCATTAGCAGATTTAAGAAATCGTTATAATGGTATTACAAGTGCTTTCGGTAACTTGGAAATCAATAGAATCCAAATTGAAAATCGTTTAGAACAACTTGATAATGAAAAAGTTCGTTTAGAAACACAATACAACGAAACTATTCAACTTGAAAGACGATTAGTTGAAAACTTGACTGAGAAGTACGGAGCAGGTAATTTGGATATAAATACCGGTGTTTTTACACCAAATAATTAATTAAAAAAATTAACTCAGTAGATATATTTTGGTAAATCTCAATACTATTTATATATACTGAAATCTTATCCAAGATAACCAATTAGGAGAAACAAAATGGCTGAAAGAATAGTCAGTCCTGGTGTTTTTACCAGAGAAAAAGATTTATCATTTCTTCCACAAGGAATCGGAAACATTGGAGCAGCATTAATCGGGCCAACAGAAATGGGGCCTGCTTTTGTTCCTACGATAGTTCGTAACTTAGGAGAATTTGAAACTATTTTCGGTAAAGATAATCAAGACTTTTATGTTCCTTACACTGCGAAACAATATCTTCGTAATGCAGGAACACTTACAATCGTTCGTGTTTTAGGATTAGGTGGATACTCAAATGATACCATTACATTAGGTATTAGTGGTTCAGGTCACGCAGTTGCGGCAACACTAAAACCTTCAAGAGGTGCATCAGACCCAGACAATTTAGAAATTGCAGGGCCAGGAAGTGCTTCTTTAAGTGATGGTGGAACAAAATCATCATTTACTTTAACAGTTCAAGGAACTTCATATTCATTATCATTTGATTCAAGTTCTGCAAACTATATTACAAAAGTATTTAGTGATAACCCACAAGATGCAAACAAATCACTTTATGTGTATTCAAATTTCCAAAACACACAAAATGGTGCAGGCTCTTCCGATACAATAACTATCGCAAGTAGTTCAGATGAATTATTTTCATTTGATTACCAAGAAGCAGCTACACCTTACATTCAATCACAATTAGTAAACTCAGCAAGAACAAGTTTATTTAAAATCAGAACATTGTCACACGGAAGTAATATCAATGGTAAATATCGTATCGGTATTTCAGATATTAAAGAAGCTGCAGATGTTCCTGGTTCAGATTATGGTTCATTTAGTTTACAAGTGATTGTAAATAATCCAGGCAAAAACGACGACGGAGTAGTATTGGAGAACTTCCAAAATTTAAATTTTGATGAAGATTCACAAAACTATCTACCAAGAGTAATTGGTGACAAATATACCACAATTGATTCAAACGGAAAACTAACCAACAATGGTGATTATCCAAATCAATCAAGATATATTCGTGTTTCTGATTACGGAAATTTAACAGGAATTTCAAAAGAATTAGTTCCTATGGGATTTGCAGCACCATTAAATCCACACAATGTAACTCTTACATCATCAGGAGGTAGTGGTTCAATGGCGTTCCCAACATCTTCATACCTTGGAACTTCAGCAGATACAGGTCAGTTAAACTCTCGTGGTTCATATGACCAAAATGCTTACTATGGATTAGACTTTAATAATGTTGACCACCAACAATTGTTAGCACCATTACCAACATCAGCAGGTGCTGGTAACAATATAACAATGAGTTTGGAAGATGCATACGGACACGACGACGCGTCAGTATTGGGTTCAACCTACACAGATGGTAGTAATTTACTAACCATTACAGGTTCTGATTACAGACAATTAAAGTTCCAAGTTCCTTTCCAAGGTGGATTTGACGGTTCAAACCCTGCAAAAGCAAGATTAACCGGAACAAGTATCGTTGGTAACAACACACAAGGTTTTGATTTAAGTTCAGCGAGTGCTACTGGTTCATTGTCATACATCAGAGCAATCAATGCTATTTCAAATCCAGATGAGTTTGATATCAACTTATTGGCTTTACCAGGTGTAATTCACTCAATTCACTCATCAGTAACTAACCACGCTATTGATAAAATAGAAGCAAGAGCAGATGCTTTCTTTATTATGGACGGCTCTCACTATTCAGCTTCTATTCAAACAGCAATAGATGATGTTAAAACAATAGATTCAAATTATGTTGCAACATATTATCCTTGGGTTAAAATTACTGATGATGTTAAAGGTAAACCAACTTGGGTTCCACCTTCAGTAGTTCTACCAGGTGTATATGCACAAAATGATAGAATTGGACAAGAGTGGTTCGCACCAGCAGGTCTAAATCGTGGTGGTTTAACAAGTGTATTAGAAGCAAAAACAAGACTAACCAACTTAGAAAGAGATGATTTATACGAAAATCGTGTAAACCCAATCGCATCTTTCCCAGGTCAAGGTGTAGTGGTGTTTGGTCAGAAAACACTTCAAGGTAAACCAAGTGCATTAGACAGAATCAATGTAAGAAGATTGTTGATTAATTTGAGAAAGTTCATCGCATCAACTTCAAGATTCTTGGTATTTGAACAAAACACAGCAGCTCTAAGAAACAGATTCCTAAATATTGTGAATCCTTACTTAGAACAAGTTCAAGCAAATTCAGGTCTATCTGCTTTCAGAGTAGTAATGGACGATTCAAACAACACACCAGATGTTGTAGATAGAAACCAATTAATTGGTCAAATCTTTATCCAACCTACAAGAACAGCTGAATTTATTGTATTGGACTTCGTAGTTCAACCAACAGGAGCAGCATTCCAAGACTAATAGGAATATTGATTAAGAAAAACCCCCGATACTCTCGGGGGTTTTTTGTTTAAGGAAACAAAATAGGTTCCAAGCGGATTACGATATTAACACCTATTTAGGATAAATTGCGAAGGTATCAGCATATTCTGCCAATGTATTGTATTGATTTCTTACAAAACCATATTGTGGTTTACTACCACCACGATACCTAATTCTATATTTACCAGTCATCATCATTTCTCTAATAACCGGATTCCATCTAAATTCCATAGGAATACCTTTGTAAAGAGCTACTTCACCAGGAGTAGTATTGTCATAATTTTCAAGATTTAATCTTGGTTGATTTTCATTAGCTTCATACAATTCCATAGGATTGTGAGCATATTGATAGACATTCATAGTAAATGTCCTATTGTTAAAACCAAAATCTCTTGGAACAAAAGTATCTTGGTAGTTTCTCGGTTTAATTGTTAAATTTTCCATTTCGTTGTTTCCTTTATTATTATCAATCATACTATAATATACAAAGACTTTTTGTAAAAGTCAAGTATTTTTTTAAATTATTTTTTAACTTATATACTTGCTTAATTGTCTTTGTTCTTAAATTATCCATATTATAATATATGAATAATAAACAACAAAGTCAAGAAAAAACTTCAAAAAAACTTCTAATAATTATATTAAAATAACTTGTTGTAGATTATCATCTTTTTCAATTTGATTATATTTATTACTGAAGTAAAAATTTTATAGGAGAAATAAAGTGGCATTTTTAGACCCGAACGAAATATTCTTTACACCATTTGAACCTAAGATGAAAAATAGGTTTATTATGGAGATTGACGGGATACCGGCATATCTTATTAAAACTTCATCAAGACCAAGTGTTAACTTTGAAACCGTAACTCTTGACCATATGAATGTTAAAAGATATCTAAAAGGAAAAGCATCTTGGCAAGCAATTAACATCACTCTATACGACCCAATCGTTCCAAGTGGAGCACAATCAGTAAACGAGTGGATTAGACAACACCACGAATCAACAACTGGTATTGACGGATATGCACAAGAATATAAAAAAGATATTACTTTCAATTTATTCAGTCCTAATGGAGAAAAAATTGAACAATGGGTATTGAAAGGTGCATTTATTACATCAGCAAACTTTAATGAAGTAAGTTGGGAGTCTAATGCAGAAGTAGACATTGCATTAACACTTCAATATGATTACGCTATATTAGAATTTTAGGAGAAAAGTTATGTGGGCAATTTTCAAAGACAACAATGATTATAATGAAAAATCAATTATCGGTTTTGCAGCATTTGCAGTAATGACATTATTTGCAATCGTTGACTTGACAACCGGTATTTGGGGACAAGACTTAGTTATCAATGATATGGTATACAATTCATTTGTATTCATAACATTAGGTTCTTTCGGTATCGCAGGAGCTGAAAAGATAATGAGTGGTAAAAAATAATAAGTTATTAATTCTTAATAATATCAAGGAGTAACAATGGCTGAAAATCAGTATGGTTTTCCTACTGAAGTTCTATCTTTACCTTCAAAGGGATTATTATATCCCGAAGATAGTCCTTTGCGTAGTGGAACAATTGATGTCAAATATATGACAGCAAAAGAAGAAGATATTCTAACTTCTGCAAATCTAATCAATCAAGGTATAGTTCTGGACAAACTATTAGAAAGTGTTATTGCAAATAAAGATATCAAATTAGATGATATATTAATCGGTGATAAAAATGCTTTATTAGTTGGTGCCAGAATATTGGGATACGGAAAAGATTATAAAATCCAACTAACCGACCCCGATACCGGTGAACGAGTAG